TGTAATACTATTCATTCCTCGTAAGGCTGGTAAATCAACTTTAACTGCGGCAATCGCACTCTACGAACTTTTATGCGGTGAAGCTGGAGCAGAAGTCTTTACATTAGCTACTAATAGAGAACAGGCAACTATTGTATTTGATGCGGCAAAAGGATTTGTAGAATCTATGCCTTCCGATCTATCAACTCTATTTAATGTCAGTCGTTACGAAGTAAAAAAAACAGGCGATTCTCAGTCAATGTTTAAAGCTCTATCTAGAGATACGAAAAAAACAGGTGACGGCAAAAACGCTTCTTGTGTCATAGTCGATGAGGCGGCACAAATCGTGGATAGAAACTCAATAGAAGTATTACATTCAGGGATGGTAGCAAGACAAAATCCATTACGGATATATATTACAACTGCCAGCTTTACAAAGGATACAAAATTCTATGAAGATATGTCTATGTATCAATCAATGCTTTATGGAGATGCTACAGATAATCCTAGATGGTTTGGACTTTTATACGGCTTAGACCCACAAGACGATTGGAGAGATCCAAAAATATGGGCTAAAGCTAATCCTATGCACGGAATTTCAGTCTTTGAAGATGCTATTGCACAAAGAGCAGAAGAAGCTAAATACAAACCAGCAGTATTAAATGAATTCCTATGTAAAACACTTAATATATATGTTAGTGCTAATACTGCTTGGCTAGATAGATCAATGTGGGATAAAGCAACTGAAGAAGATGATGGAAGAACTCCTGAAGCAGTCTTTATTGGATTTGACTTAGCGGCAACAAGGGATTTAAACGCAGTATGTACTTTAAAGCGTTACGGAGAATTAGACTATAGAGCTGAGTTTCAATTCTTTTTGCCTGAAGTTGGTTATGAAATTATCCCAAAACATTATCAAGATATATTTAGAGTTGCGGTGGACTCAGGTATTCTCAGATTAACAGAAGGTAATGTAATGGATGATAGGGAGATTTCTGCCTATATTATGCAACAATCGGAGAAGTATGATATTAAAGAAGTAGGCTACGATGCTTATAATGCGGCATCTTTAGTGGCAAGGCTACATGATAATGGAGTTCCAGTAAAAAAAGTGGGACAAGGTATGGCTGTATTATCAAATCCATCAAAATATGTAGAGAAACTGATATTAAATCAACAGATAAAACATAATGGCAATCCGTTTTTAGGATGGCAATTAGGTAACTGCGAAGTATATGAAGATGTGAATGGTAATATAAAAATAAGAAAAAACGAAGCTGACAAATCTGCTAAAGTTGATGGCATAATTGCTATGATTATTGCGGCACATTGTTCATTAGATAATCCATTCATTTCAAATAGTTTTGGATTCCGCAGTTTTTAAGGTAATATCGTAAAAAAATTGGGGGTTTATATGGGTGTTTTAGACATTTTCCGCACTAAGAAAACAATAGCAAAAGAAAATAACACTCTATTTGGTCAAACCCAATTAGGTAACCAGATTGTTCGCCAGACCCAAGACGGCAAGGGCGGTGCTAATTTTCAGCTTTTATATGTAACTACAAGCTCTACGACTAATGCTGGTCGTATTGTAGATATGTCCGTGCTGACTAGAAACAGCACAGTAATGAGTTGCGTAGGAGTAATTGCTAGAGCTTTATCTCAATGCTCGATTTATATTGCTTATGAAACAGATGATGGCACTTTTGTAGATGCCCTTCAATCTGATAAAGCTGGTTCAAGAGATAAGATTAAAGCAAAGCAAGTTAAGAATCTTTTAAAAGAACCTAATAACTTTCAAAGCCAATATGAGTTCTGGTATCAATGGACTATGTGGCAGTTGCTATCTGGCGAAACATTTACTTTGCTTTTCCGTAAAGACCAAGAAGATGCTTCACAAACACCTATAGAGCTATATAACTTGGACTCTACGCTGATTACTACGCAAATGAATCCAGCTAGATACCCTACTTATCGCCTTTCTACCCCTTCTTATGGATTTAATCGTGATGAACCTCTTGCATCGCACCAAGTTATTCATATTTCTGAAGCGGCATGGCAAGGAAGTGCTGGTTTTAATAAAGGAATTTTGGCGACTGAATTGGTTGCCCTAGATCAAGATATTGATTTATATGCCAACTATGTAATGCAGAATGGTGCAAAACCTAGCGGTATGTTTATTACAGATCAAGTTATCCCTGATGTGAAATATAAAGAAATTGCCGCTCGATTAAAAGAGGCTTGGGCAAGTATGACAGGCTCTAGACCTACCGATTTAAGCAAGCCTGGTCAAAGTATTATGTTAGATAACGGAATGAAATATGAAGCCGTTAAAATGCTTTCACTTCAAGATGCGGATGCCGCTAAATTAAAAGAACAGACTATTACAAGGATTTGTGCGTTATTTGGTGTGCCACCACAGATGCTAGGTTTGGCGGCTGGTAAATTTAATAATACTCAAACCTTGCTAGATGAGTTTTATAAGACTACGATGTATCCAATGATTATTAGTATTGAACAGAAATTTAAACAGTCTTTATTAAAAGGTTATCCTAATCTTTCTATTCGATTTGATACTAAAGATTTCTTAAAAGGTGCGGCATTAGATCAGATGAACTTTGTTAATGCTGGAGTTGCTGGTGGTATTATGACTCCTAACGAAGCTAGACAATATATGAATATGCCTAAATTGGATGGTGCTGATGAGTTATTAGCGGTTAATGCAAAAGCAATTTCTTCTGATAATGTTGCAATCGGAACAAAAAATGCTAAAGTTCAAGCATTGCCGGGAAGTTCACCGCAAGATACTGGTGGCGGTGGTGGGAATCAAACAAATAAAATGAATATAGGTAAAACATGAAAACAGTTAATAAAATAATTGGTCTTTTTGGTTATCAGATTCATAAAAGTAATGTTAAACTACCAAAAAAACCTGTGCCGTCCCCAAAAATACAAGATAATAATCAGGCTATCAACAATGGGGCTATAAATGAATCAAAACCTAAATCTAATCTGCGAAGCAAAGCTAAAACTCAGCAAATCCTCTCAGGAAGATCCAAGCGGTCAACTTGAAGCTAGAGTAACTACTTGGGGTGCAAGAGAAGGTGCCGATGGTAGAAAGTTTAATTATCAGCCTGAAGGTTTTTCAGATTGGGCTAATGAGTTTGCACAAAGCGGCAAACCTTTGCCTATGTTCTTAAATCATAACGATATGGGTATGCCTGTAGGTCAATGGAATGAATTTTCTTTTGATAAAGAAGGAATGGTTGCCAAAGGCGAACTTTTTATGAATACCACTACTGGCTCTGATCTTTATGAAGTATTAAAATCATCCCCCAATTTATTTGGCGGTGTTTCAGTAGGTGCTTATGCAGATGAAGCACAATTTGTTGATGCAAATGGAGATCCTACAGATGATGATGATGAAGAATCTTTTTTCCAAATCACTAAAGGTGGTTTGCGTGAAGTTTCAGTTGTTATGTACCCAAATAATCCAAATGCTGAAATCCATAAATTAGAGTGTTTTGATGCTGAAGGGCATCTTAACCCTAGATTAGTTGAGGAAGCCTTGCGTGAGGCAGGACTTTCCAAGAAGGGTGCGACCACCGCATCTTCCGTCTTTAAAAAAATTCTAGAGTTGCGTGATGCTACCAAGAAGATTATTAAAGAAACCCCACAACCAAGTGAATTGGAAGCGGTGGTAAATGAAGCTGACGAAATCCTTAAGGCTTTAGAGCTAAGAGAGATTAAGAAAGCATTATCTAAACGCATCAAATAAAGGAATTATTATGATTGAGCAAATTACGGAAAAGCTAGATGCTATTGAAGTATCTAACGAAGCCAAAATCCAAGCAGTAAAAGAGGAAGCAGTTGCCGCAGTTGAAGCCGCTAAAGCGGAATTCTCTGAAAAGGTTATTGCTTTAGAAACCAAAATTTCACAAGTGCAAGCTCCTGAAATCATGCGTTCTCCAGCTAAATCAGTAAAGCAAGATGTTAATCGTCTAGTTACTGAGCAGTTGAAGAAGATGGTTAAAAAAGGTCGTCTTGAAAAAGAATTCGTCATGTTTGAAGATGAATCACAATATCAAGCCTACTTAAAAGAAGATGGCTCACAAATTGGTAATCCAGCTGGTTATGGTGGCGGTTACAATGTCGGTGGTCGTACAGCCTACGATCCTGTATTCCACAAAATGCGTTTGATGAATCCACTCCGTGGAGTTTCACGCAATGTAACTACTGATGGTTCTGTTTACCAATTCCGTGCCAAAACAGGAAACGCTGGTGCTCAATGGGGTTATGCAATCCAAAACAACGGTGCTCCAACTACTGAAAACACAAATATTTGGCAATTAGTTTTGCAAGATATTAATGTCCAGTTCCCAATCCGTACAGCCGCACTTGATGATATCGATGGCTTAGAGTCCAATGTTGTGGATGATATGCTTTTGGAATTTAGTCAGCAAGAAGGTATTGCTATGATCCAAAATAACGACCAAGCAAGTCCAACTGGTAATCCTACTGGCGGTTCTAATGGTATTCGTGGTTTGAACCAATATGCTGGTGCTAACTCTGTTTACACTGGTGGCTCTACTTCTACTGCCGCTTTCGGTACTTCAGGAACAGCATCTACAGATGGATTGGCTTCGATTGGTACTTATGACCAATTAACTTCAAACACAAATACAGTTAATGGTAACAACATCACTTTTGATGATGTAATCACATTCTTGCATAGCCTTCCACAAGAATACTGGACTCCAGATGCTAAAATTATCGTTAATCCATTCATGCTTGCACAGATTCGTGGCTTAAAAGATACAAACGGCACTCCAATTTTTGATCGTATGACACCATTGATTACTGATGGTATTGTTGGTCAAATTGCTGGATTTGATGTTGTTGTTAATAAGTATCTTGATACTCCTTATCAATCAACAACTGGCGATGCTGGAACAACTAGC